AAAAAATCTATTGATCCTGAAGGCTGAAAACTCCAACTATGAAGATTTAGTTTATACCGGGGAACAGTTGGATCATATCATCATTCTTGGTAAGGCCGTGGCCTTCCAAAGTGATGTAAGATAGAAGGTGGCTGGATGAAGAAGTTTTTGAAAGGCTTTGGGATCTTCTTTTTCAGTTTCGGGTTTATCGTCTACACAATCATGTTTTTTACGGAAGCGCCAGAACTCCGCCCCGTATTCATTATGATGGATGTCATTATGGGGTTCTTCCTGTTCCTGCTTCTGCGAAAAAGAAAGCCAAAACAGAAGGCCCCACCCAAAACAGAACCCACCGTTCAGGTTCATTCCAATCTGAACCCGGAACGGGCTATTAAATCCATGCCGGGGGCCTATACCGTAGCAGAAGCCAAAAACCATGTGCAGATTGTTCAAGATTGCTTGAACATCTTTGAAAAAACGAAGAACCTTGAAACATTCTTTTCCCGCTATGAATATGGTATGCAAATAGCCCTGACGGTGGATCAAGCGGCCAAGGCCGGAATCATCCCTTACATATCCGATCTTCCAGCTTCTTTCTTCAAGGCGGCTGATAGTCAGAAAGAACGGGTTTTGTTGGATTCCTATTCCGATCAGAAAGCCAAGATTGATGAATTGAAAACCGCAAAGGCCAAAGCCACCCATTGGAACCGGTATCTGAACACCCTGAAAGAATACGAAGATCAATATTCCATGAACCCTGATTCTGAATATCCTGAAGTTCTGGAACAGGTCAAAGGTGAACTTGCCAAACTTGATCTGTCCACATCCGTTCCGCCGTCCAATCCCTGAAAACACAGGAAAATCAAGGCTTTGGAACAGGTGGAACAGATAAAGCGCCGGTTCTCTATATACTCTTTTTCTTTTATATTTTTTTATCTACTCTCTGAAGTAATATAATATCTGTTCCAAGTGTTCCATTCTCTCAAAGTCACACCCCGCAAGGATTTTAAGCGGAACGGATATGGAACAAATGCAAAAAAAAATGACCGCCCCCGGTCTTGCACACCGGAAGCGGTCAGGCGAAACAAACCCTTTTGAAGTTAATGTTTCAAACGCCATTGAACATTATATCACATGGGGTTTAGCTTTGCCATACCCAATTTTGAAAGTTCAGGTGATATAATGCGAAATCCAAACGGGTATGGAACGGTTGCAAAGCTATCAGGCCAACGCCGCCGCCCATACATTGTGAAGAAAACCATAGGTTGGAATGACAAAGGCCATCCCATCTATGACATTATCGGCTATACTGAAACCCGTGAAGCCGGGAACATCATGCTTGCTGAATACAACCGTGATCCTTGGGATGTTGACCGGGCCAAGATCACCCTTCAACAGCTTTTTGACCTCTGGAAAGAAAAGAAGGCCCCGAAGCTGGGGGAATCCAACCGTTCTTCCCTCTGTTCAGCGTTCAAGCATTGTTCAGCGTATGTGAACAAGCCTTATAAGCAACTGCGATCCTACCAAATGCAAGAAACCATTGATGGTTGTGGAAAAGGGTATAGCACCCAAGCGGCCATCAAGAACCTGTGGGGCCACCTTGACCGGTTCGCCCTTGAAATGGATATAATAAACCGGTGCTTCTCCGAACTTCTGACTTCTGATCCAATACCGCCCACCAGCCGCCTTCCGTTCACCAACGATGAAATCAAAACGGTGTGGGAACATCAGTCTGATCCTTGGGTTGATACTGTTTTGATCTTGCTATATTCCGGGTGGCGTATCTCTGAATTTTTGAACCTGAAACCCGAAGATATAGACTTGAAGGAAGGCACGATGAAGGGCGGCACCAAAACGAAAGCTGGTAAGAACCGCGTTGTTCCCATCCATCCAAAGATCAGGCCCTTGATTGAACGGCGTCTTGCCGAAGGTGGCCCCCGGCTGATCAGCTACAATGGGAAGATTTGCAATCAAACTCAATACCGGATATTTTGGGCGGATATTATGAAGGCCCTGAAGCTGAATCATACCCCGCACGAATGCCGCCACACCTTTGAAACCAAATTGGATAGCGCCGGGGCCAACCGGAAATGTATTGATTTGCTCATGGGTCATGTGTCCAAGGACACGGGAAACCGGGTCTATAATCACAAGACTCTGGACGAACTGAAGGCCACCGTGGAACTGATCCCATAGGGTTCAAACCTGTGAACATTTTAAGCCGCTGAACGCTGAACTATACACACATTAGTAACAAGAAAACCCCGAACCCCTGAAAAATCAAGGGTTCGGGGTTCGTCTGTTTTTATTGTACCACATATATGGCGGCAAAAAAAGAAGAAATTGTGAATTTCGGCGGCTTGATTTACCCGGAGGGGACTGGTAAAATGAGTTTGATTTTTATGGTATCGAGGTAATCTGCTATGGCTATCCGTCTTGTGGCCGTCGATGTCGACGGCACGCTCGTCACTGCCGACCAGCGTGTTCTGCCGCGGGTGCAGGCCGCGGCGCAGCGTGCGCTGGAGCACGGCATT